TGGACCTACGTCAGGACACCAATCGGACGCAGGCGCTTGCTGTCGTACGACGACGCGACGATGACTGCGTGTGCCAACACGCTGATACAAGGGGCTGGGGCTGATATCCTTAAGCTGTCCTTAGCCAAGCTGAGTCCACATCTGGGGGACGAAGCGTTTCTGGTTGCCTGCGTCCACGATGAGATTGTGCTCGAAGCTGTAGAGGATAAAGTCGAGCACTACAAAAACATCTTGGAGAGCTGCATGAAAGAAGCCGCTGAAACCATCCTCAAAGAAGTACCCGCTAAAGCTGACGCCAACTACGGAGACAACTGGGCTGACAAATGAGCAAAACTACAAAACAGAAACCGCCTATGACGCCGAGCAAGCTCAATGTAGGCGACAGAGTAACTGTAAGTGTCAAAAACATAACGTGTGTTAATCAGTTTGCTGATAAGAAAACTAAGGATCAAGTAGCTGCGTACAACAACGCAACACGAGTAGGTACGGTAAAGGAGGTCTTTGTTAAAACAAATAAAAGAGGAGACCGTCGGCACCATGCTTTAGTTCTGTGGGACGGCTACAGGAGCCTCACGGAGCACGAGCAGGGCCGACTGAAAATTCACACAGAATCACAAATTAAGAAGGAAGAGACAAATCAAACACTCAAAACATCTGCTGAAAAATCAAAGACATCTGTGTTGATACACAACCTAAAGACAGTAGAAGGTAAAGATATCTTTACTGCAAAAACTGAGCAAGGTTATGTAGGTTGTGTTCGTTTACTTAGCGGTATCTGTATAACACCAGACGAATACCCCAGCGCTCTGCAAGCGGCTAATAAAGCACGCAACCTCAAAAAGCTGTTGCAGCAACCTGCGACAGGCAAATGTGAAGAAACGAAAAAGAAAAGTGCAGACTCAAAAAAAGATGTAGTCAAAAAAACCAGTGGGCGGGTAACCTTGAGGTCGAAGTTGTACACCTTCGGCGAGACCACGGCCATGCCTCTGCTGCGCTTCCAAGAGGTGTGGGTGATAGTAAAGGACACCGCATACGTCCAGGATTGTTTAAATAAAGAGAGACGTAGCTTGGTGCGCTACACATACGACAGGGATAAAGCCTTGTACTTTACGTGTCACGAGAAAGCTAAGATGACTATGCGCGTGCTTAAAAGCACAGTCGGCCCTGGGTTTGACCTTATGCGGTTTTTTATCGAGAATAAGGAGAGCTGACTCCGTACAATGGCGACCAGATTTGCAGGAGACTTCTTTGGTATACCTTTAGAAGCTCCAGGTAGTCGAGAGAAGTCTAGTCTACTGGAATACTTTCCAGAGCTAAAGACAATCCGTAAGGGGCAGAGTGGTGAACCTGAAGGTGCTCGACTTTATGGAGGCGCTGTGGCAGTACAACCGTTCACCGGCTTCAAAACGTTTGAGTCTGAGAAGCCAGTAGAAAAAGCAGCCCCCTTGTTCCCAGGTTTCAAAACCTTTGAACAACCTAAGTAACAGCACTACTGGATGTAACTTATACTGAGTCTAAGTCCTTAGTAAACTCTGAAGTCAGGCGAAATGACTGCGACACCTACCGCTCCTTCCACGTTCTCGCAGAAGTACGGAGACTTCGTTCGGAAAGCAGGCTCTAAGTTTGGTTTCGACCTGGCTTCGTTGTTTAATGACGAAGAGGATACAGAAGGTACAAGTGCCTTTGATGGGTTTGCTCCTAGCTTCAGGATGCAAACGATGTACAAAGGTCGCAGCCCTAGTACACTGACCTACAAAGCACCCAAGACACCTGCTCGTATTGCAGAGTTTAGCTTGACCCCTGAAGGCACAGGAGCTACTGCGGGATCTGTCACAGCGACCACGCCGACTGAGACGAAAGAGGAGGAAGAACCCCTTGTGCAGGAGAAAGCAGACCGCTTGCTGAGTAGCTTTATTGGTGAAGGCGGCAGGGCTAGAGCTATTGGTGCCATGGGTGTTGGACGAGCGCAAGGTTACGGCTACACAAATGAGGATATTCTGGCGAAGGCACAGGCTGAGGGACTTAAGTTTGGCGAACAGGCAGCACGAGGTCTCGGACTGCAGACAAACTTAACGAGTTACACCGGATTAGGTGGCGGCACACCAATAGAGGGAGCTTTTGGTATGAGTGCTCTGACGGCCGCGAGAGCAAGGGGCCTGTCTGATGAAGCAATCAAGTCCCTGGCACAGCAGCAGGGCCTCAAGTTTGGACAGCAAGCAGCGAGTGCTCTTGGTGTTGGCAGTAGTCAAACCTACCAAGCGCCGGCTCCGGCACCGGCTGCCCCAGCTATTGTGAGCTACGCCTCGCAGACTGCCCAAGGACAAAACCCAGGCGCAATAGGCTTAGCTGGTATTGAGAGGGCGGCTAGAGATCAAAATATCAGTGCTGCAGAAGCGGCTCGACGTGCAGTTGCTCAAGGGACGCGACTTGGGGCGAAAGCTCAGGCACTTCTAGGTTAACCTTCAATATCTGCTTCGATAACCACGATGGCAACTACGATGCGATCCTTCAAAGGAACTAATGGAGAACCGGATGGCTTTGGGCTGGCGGCTCTAGAGCGTGCTCGACAAGCTGGTTTCAGTGATGAGCAAATTGTCTCTGGGGTGGCGGCTGAAGGAATGTACTTCGGCGAGAAGGCCAAAGAATCTCTGGGAGATCTAATCGCTGCGTGATTTACGAGCTACGCTGCGTGGAGCAGCGAAAAACTCGTGAACTTACTCAAGCGTTTTCGTGAAGGTCAGTTTGGGGTATGGCTTGGGCTGTACCCCATTTTTGCTGCAGACGAAGACGACCGAAAGCGTATCCTTGAGGCAGCACAGTTCTATACGAATGACGTTCACTGACTACTGCCTGTCAGTTCAAAGAGATCGGCACAAAATTGAAATCGCTATCACAGCAAACGACTCAAACCACGCTCAAGCGCAGTGCTCGGACATATCCCGAGCGTTAAAAGCTACTACGTTTTCACTGTCTTATACAAGCGCAAAAGAAAGTAGTCTAGGGACCCTGTTCAAGCGTCTTGCGTTCAACGAATTCGAGCACGGGTGCTGTGACCCATGGAAAGGATCTTTCTGTAATGGATCCCCCGTAATCTACACACTCGGTACAAAGTACTATGTGCGGCCCTTGATCCTAGATTACTTAGAAATCAACCGAGACGACTGCGTTAAACCGTCCTGTGGAGATCGTCAGTGTATTAACCCCTACCACAATTCTTACAAAAGGATGAAAGCGTCAAAGCTCAGTGACGCCGATGCCAGTTTGGTACTAGCATTCTCCAGTCAAGGCGTCCCCGTCAGGGAGATCGCCAAGGCACTCAAGGTACATCGCTCAACCATTTACCGAACCCTAAACCGTGAACATCTTCATGCTCGGGCTGCGAGTCACTGACGCAGCCGACACTGACGAGAACAAAGTCGTACACGTCTTAGCTGAGTCTCTTCCTTCAAGCGACCGCCGCGTCGTGACCAAGGTTCAACTCTCAACCAAAGAAGACCACTACAACGGCAAACTTCTTAAGAAGCTGGAAGAGGATCAAACGATCTTCGCACTCGGGCCAACTAAAGCAACACCGGACGGTGTGCTTCAGATGCAACCCATCCTCGTCGTAACGAGCGACAACTGGGATGACCTCCTGGCTGTCAACCTCTTCGTTGCCACAGGTGGCTTGGGTCCTGCGACTGAAGAGACTCAACTTGAGGACAACACGGTGACAAACCGTTCGCTTGCGTGGCAAGACGAAAAAGGTGAGACATCGTGGTTCAAGCTGTCAGCTTGGGATGCTTTGTCCTCTCAGTTGGCTAAGCTCGCGCCGGGCACACCGACGATCGCCGTCGGCCGAGTGAATACAAGCGAAAAAGACGAACGCAAGTATCTTAACTATGGGGTCGAGAAGATTCTCTACCTCCCTCGCAGCAAGAAAGCTGCTCCAGCAAAAGCCGCCGATCCCGACAAGGGTAAGGTGTCTACAGCTGCTCTTGGTTCACTGGATTTCTCTCTCTGATTTACGGCCATGGTTTTTATTGCTAGCAAGTTTTCTGCTGATGACATCCTCTGTCAAGTACCGCCGCACACACTTCGGATCGATCTTCAAAGCCGTTATTGGAAATCCGACACTGATAGCGAAGCGGCCATCGTCGACAGCAACGGCAATGGGATACCGATTTCGTTCATCCTTCTTGGGTTCACGCCGTATTTCGGCAACCTCGGTATGCGAACGCATGAAGAGTTCATTCGTATTGCTTACATTGGTGTTTCACCTAGTCACCGTCTGCTGCCGCCTCGCTGTGTATGCACTAGCATCATCAGTGGTAAATCGTCTCAGAAAAACTTCATCTCCTACTTCCAGACGCTCTTTAACAATCGTATCAATGTAGGCGAAGTAATCACTGAGACAAAGTTTGTGCAGAAGTCCTTCAACGAGAAGGACCCCACCACGGGGGCTGACGGTGCGAAAATCAACTACAACGTCTTAGAGTTTCGCGACCGTCCTGCACAAACGGATGAAGAGAAAAAGCTCATCCAAGACATCAGTGATTGGCTCGACGCTGGTTCAGGAGATTTGGTGGCATCTGCTTTACGTAGCACTATCTCCGGTGCTCATCTGGTTGAGCTACCTCTTGGGGAGGATCACGCAGCGATCAAAGCTGCGTTCATCGAAGCTAACCCGAAACGGCTAGAGGGCTTCCAGGGCGGCCTGTCTGCTCTGCCGGCTGGGGCAGGTGCTCCGGGGGCAAAAACTGAATCGACACCGCCTCCAGAGGCTAAGAAAGCGGCAGGCAAGGCCGAGTTGACCGACGAGCAGAAAGCTGCGCTGAAAAAAGCCGGTCTCGACTTCTGACACATCGCCAAGCGCACACGAAGGGCACCCCAGGGTGCTCTTTTTTTGCGTCCAAGCTGGGAGACCTGGCCTAAACTAAACCGTCCTCTGCACTGCGGAGACCACGGTGGCAGACCAAACACCCTGTAAAAAGTCGTGAGTAGTTTCTATCAAGTCCCTAAACTCATCTTCGATCCCGTTGCCGAATCGATCTCTGGCTCTGTCCTGCTGCCAGCCGACTTTTCAGGAGGGCTGCGGAAACAACTAGAAGGACACGGCATTAACGAGATAGTATCAAACAACGACGAAGAAAACTTGTTAGACCTTGGGTGGTGGAAGCAGCACAAAGATAACGTTGACTGGGTTGTGTGCATAACTCAAGGTATGAAAGAGTACACAAAGTACGTAACAGAGTGTGGCTTGCAGGTGGCTAAGAAAGGCGTGTGCATCCTAGATCGACTCACGTTCTTAGAGCCGGTTAAAAGTCGCGAAGAGTTTTTGATGAACTCATCTTTAATAGAGATGAAGATTCTGAGTCCACGGCCGTCATTCAGAGCTGACCAGACTCACCTAAAGGATGTAGTGACCTCGGCTTGGTTTATTTTTCAGAAGCCTGGCGCGGCCCCTGTTAGCACAAAAATCTCGTTTGCCTTATCCTGGCAGCGACCCGGTGACTTGCGGCTGTGAAGCAGATCCTTCAACGGTTAGACCAGCTAATCGAGCTTCAAAAAGAACAGAACCGTAAGCTGGACACAGCGATTGGATTGCTAGTAAGTCATCAGCTGCTTACAGAGTGCGTTGATTATGAAGGGAACGCTCGTGCGCCTGAAGAGTGCGCAGACATAACGATCGAAGGTTTCTCGGCCGCTCTGTGTCTCATGGGTGAGCTGGATAAGCGAAGCAGGGACTATCAGTATCAGAAGAGTGAGTTCTTCATCGACGAAGACGAGGATGACGACGAAGAAGAAAATAACGGTCCTGTAGTCTCAAGTTCGTTTTAAGATAAGAAAGAATTGACACTACAACTTGTGTCCGACACTAGAGTTACGATCAATGGATTACGGCATTACGTTTGCAGTGGTGTCCCACGGCCTCTCCCCTCTGTAACTTCTGTTCTCAGCGCAACGCAGACGGAAGCCACTCGCAAGAAACTAGCGCACTGGAACCTCATGAACCCTGGTGCGGCTGACGCAGCTGCTACTAGGGGGACCTGGATACATAACAGCGTAGAAGATTACCTGAGAGGTTTAAAAGTAATTCCGTCAGAACAGTACAAACCATACTGGAAAGGTGTTCCAGAACTGCTGGACACCCTTTTGCAAGGCAGCCGTGTCCTGTGGAGTGAGAAACCTTTTAATCAACCCAGCTGGGCAAAGTATGTAGGTGACGACGGCGTAGGTCGTATCCACTATTACAACGAGGCCACGGGGCACGGCTACGCAGGCTGCTGCGATTTGATCTACATGGATCAAAACGCGGACATCGTACTAGCTGACTTCAAAACCAGCAACGGACCCTACTCACTGCGATTCCCAAATAAGAATCAAAAGATCGACGATCAGATGCGCAAAGCTCTGATCTCTGGGGTCTTCAAGGCAAAGAAAACACGCCTTCAACTCGCGGCATACAAACTAGCAGCGGAAGCTTGTTTAGGTTTAAAGATCACAAAAACTCAGATCATCGTAACTACAGCAATAGAAGAATTTAACACACAAGTATTTACTTTTAGAGAAGAAGAAGTAGAGAAAGACTGCGAAAGTTGGCTTCAAGTCTTAAAACACTACTACGAACTTAACCCGCAGACGTAGAATCAAACCCACTCGGAGAGCGGCCTTGGGACAGTTCTTCAAGCTGTCTTAAGGTTCGCGTGCCCGATAATAGGCCATACTGTAAGCGCTCAACGGCAAACCATGAAGTTCATTTGCTCCGTAAACACTGGCGTCGCTCGGCACCTCGACCCAGAGTTAGGCAAGATCGCCACGGGGGGCAACTTCGCGGCCTTCAACTCAGGCTGGGACTCAGTTGAGCTGACCACAAACGAGCTGGCCGAGGTTCTCGCACAACAAGCTGGACTCTGTGCGTGGCACTTACAAGATGGGAAACGCAAGAAACAGGCAACTGGCGTAATCAAAGCTGGTCTAATCATCGTTGATATCGATAACCAAGCAGACTACAAGGACAAGGATGGGAACAAAGTCCAGAAGCAGGAGCTGACAGTCGAGCAAGCACTTGAACTCGACATCTGTAAAAAGTATTTAACTCTTGGATACTACAGCCCTTCGACTAAAGAGGGGTGGCCTCGCTTTCGACTGGTCTTCGGTCTCGAATCTACGGTCATCAATCCCTCTTTCTACGAGTGGTTTTGTAAACAAATTTATGCACAGATCCCCGGTTCAGATATCAGGGCAACAACGATTCCGAACCTTTTCTATGGGCCACGGGGTGCTGATGCAATCTTTGCAAAGCCGGGGAAGTACATCCCCTCTGAAAAGATAAATGAGGCTATTCGGGCTTTTGCTTCTCTACCTCCAGAGGAGTCTGACAGCGAGTGCGACCCACTTGAGCGGCTCAACCAAGCAACTGTTCGGAAGAACGGCATCAGTCTTGGCCGCCTGGTTTCAAACACGGTGCGAGCAGTGCTCGAAGGTCAGGAGGTCGGAGACCGCAGCTCAACGATGGCGGCAGTCTTCAAAGAGCTTATCGGGTGGTCCAACTGGTGCGGTGCCAACGATATCGCTCTAGACACTTCACCATTGACAGTAGCATGTGATGCGTTCTATAATATCTATGGTTACCCGCACGACATCGATGGCAAGTTTGAACGGATCCTGAACTCGATCAAGAACCCAGAGAACCTACAGCCTGCTGTATCCCTGGCTTCTGAACTCGGCGAGCTGGGAACCTGGAAAAAGATCAGGCGCATCAGTCGATCTGTCTTTGACACCCACGCCTCCGATGAGGTGAAAGCCTCCTTAGAACAAGTTAAAAGAGAAACGGCAATCAACGCCGTGCTTCACATGTCTGAGTTTGATCTGAGTTCACCCGAGCCAGAGCAAACAACATCTAAATCTAAATCAACAACTAAAGCAAAAGAAATTGAAATGAATGTTCCATCAACACCAAGCCAACTTGTAAGCCTTCAGGGGAGCACAAAGAACAGGGAGTTTTCTGAGAACGATGTAGCTGACATCATTGTAACTAATCAAGGCGATCAGTTTATCTACGACAGCTATTTAGACCAGTTTTACCATTACGACGAAGATCAGGATATTTGGTATCACCAAGACGAACAGCACATCAAACGACGCATTGTTAAAGCTCTGGACTCTTTTATCGCTGCAGGTGTGCTTCCGAAGTACAACTCAGCGATGATCAACAGTGTATTTTCGATCCTGAAAGCAAAACTGCTGAAGTCGGCTGACGGAGGTCGGCGCAGCATCTGGACGAAATCACGCGGTTTCATCCCATTCGAAAACGGTGTGCTCGATACGACAACACTTGAGTTTGAGGAAGGTAAACACAAAGAGTTATACCTGAGGCACAAGTTACCTTACGACTACGATCAAAAAGCTGCATGTCCTGAGTTCATGCGCTGGATCACCACAGCGCTTAATAAAGGGCAAGAGGTCCTGATTCAAGCTTTTGCTCGTGCTCTCTTGACTGGGTACACAGCGGGTGAGCGTTTTTTACACCTTGTGGGGCCTGGCGGCACTGGTAAGTCAACCATGCAGCAGTTGATGGTTGCGTTGGCTGGTTTCCACGGTACGCATACGTCAAGCTTGGAGGTAATCGAAACCAACAAATTTGAGAGCTACAACCTGATCGGCAAGAAACTTCTGCTTCTTACTGACGAATCAAACTACAACAGGCGTATGGATGTCCTTAAAAAGCTGACATCTGCTTCAGACACACTGCGCGCTGAGCGTAAGTACGGCAAAGAGATCATCAGCTTCAAGCCGGAGTGTCTTGTCTGCATCGCGAGTAACGAGCACATAACATCAAACGACTCCAGTAGTGGTCTAGAGCGTCGTAGATTGACGATTGTGATGGACAAAGTTATCGACCCTAGTCTGCGTAAGGAGCTGATCAGTGTGTATGACGATCGAATCGAAGGCGCTTTTGTGCCCGAGATGAGCGGCATCGTCTCGTGGGCACTCTCCATGGATTACGCAACCATGAAAGATGTCTTGGCAAACCCGGCTAAGCACGCCCCCTCCCTCAACCGTACAAACATCGAAGCTCTGCTGTTCAACAATCAGTTTGTGGCGTGGCTCCACGACTGTTGTTTGTACGCTCCAAACACTATCACCCCAGTGGGCCAAGGAGCACGCAAGCCAAACACTGATGAAGCAGAAAAAGGAATGTATGTGGCTAACGCATACGGTGCTTTGTATCCTAGCTATGCAAACTTCTGTAAGTCATGTGGGTACAAGCCAGCTGCAAAACACAGGTTCGTAGAAAGAACACGGGAAGCTCTGGTAAATATCCTTAAGCTGCCGAACGTGAAAGTAGTGTTAAATGATGGGGTTCCTGGGATCAAGGGGCTCCGAATCAAAGCGTATGACTTACAATCCGACCGTGCTGCAAAAGGACCTGAGCGCCTCCCCAGTCCAGTGGAGTTTGCTCAGGACACAACCGACACCCGCTGGAACACCGCTTTCGAAAAACATGATCCGGTTAAACCCTAGTCTGACGCTGGCAGTAGTTGCCTCTGCTGTTGTTGGCGTAACCACAGCTGCGACTAACCCTCAATTTGTGGGATTCTCGTACGCCTTTGCTGGTGGTCTCATTGGAGGAGCGGGTATTGCTACAGAAAAATCTCTACGTCAAAAGCAAAAAAGCGAAACAGCAACACGGGTAGCGTCATGTTTTGCGGCGCTTTACGAGGCGAACAAAGGAATTGTGGATCCCACTCAGCTTGGTGTAATCGCCAACATCCCCTTTGACCTGGCGCACGCATACTTAACGGACATCGCAGAACGAACCAACGGACAAAAAATCAGCGTCAAACAAGGCTCTGGTGCCGTCTTTGTATATCCACATACACAATCAGCTCTAGATGAACTTACAACAAATGCAAAAAACTGGGCAGATGCTCAGACAAAACAACTTAACGAAGAACTCAACCAACACAAACAAGCTTTACAGTTCATGCGGCTGCAGCAAGCTTCCGCTGCAGTACCCAAGACTCCCGCCCCCACGCAGAGTCCTTGGGAGAACGTATCTCCTTAATTCTCACATCTAAGCAAACACACTAGACAGGAGG